GACTTTTAGTTTTAATCTTTTCTAGGCCGGGCTTAATAAAAGCCCACCATTTTCTTAGGTCATCGACCGGGATATATTTAAATTCTGTCATCCGACGATTATATAACCGTATGTCTTATCCGCTGTATTGTTTGACCAATGCGTAAGGGTAGCACTTCCTTGTTGCTGAGATGAAACATATACGTTATAAGTTGCAGATGGAGCAATATAAGTCATAGTAACAATTGCGCTAGGAACTGCTGGACGAGTAGGAGATGTACTCGTACCAAAATGCTCTATAGAAACGCCTGTATCTGTAACCCGCCACATAACTTCAACGTAATCATTAGCCTGAAGCTCCAAGAAAAAGTTAAGCGCAGCAATTAAATGGCTAGGATCACCAGAACTCTTTCTCGCTGGCAATGAAAACCGACTATTAGAATCAGCAATGTTTGTACCGTTTTTACGGAACCAAATATCTACATCCTGAACATCATTAGTCGTATTCTTGAACTGAATAGAAAATTGCAGGTTGTAAATACCGTAGTTTCGGACATTTATTCTTGAACTATTCGAAACATAAATCCCATTGCTGTAATCAGTAGTATTTAACGTGATTGCATAGGCTGTGGTGGTATTAGCAGCAGTCTGGTCTGTGGAGTCCTGAAACGCTCCATAAGGCGTAGAATCAGCCTCAGCAGCATTAGACACAGGAACCAAGAATATCAGGCTGTCAAAGCCTATACGCTCGTCGTAGAGGGTAGTTGTCGTGGCATTTCCTGTGGCTAACGTAATCCGACCGACATTATTAGTCTTGCCGTCCATAATTCCACGAACGACCTCAGCAACAGCTCGTTGATCGCCTCCAAATGGCGGTAATGTACGAAACTGAGTCATCGATTACCCTGTTTAACGACTTCTACCTCTAAACCAAAGGCTGTTTCCCAGTTTGCCCCTGTTGGAGTTAGTCTGAGCCTGTGATATTCACCGTTAGACCGCAAGCTTATGCGGTTTTCAGCGTCTGCTGGCACATCTGAGCCAAATTCCACTTGATCGGAGAGTAAATCACGGCTTGAAACAGCTACCGAAGCACTACCTTTGTCCACAATAGGCTTAACTAACATCACTGTAGAGCGACCAATATCAATATCGCCAGTCGTTATGTTGGCTGTCTTAGGTTGACCTGAGAATGCAATGATCTTTGTGCCAGAAACACCCGCAAATAGCAGTTGTCCACCAGCAAAAACACGAGAATCTAGCGGAATATCTAGCGCATCAATGCTTGCATTATAGTTATCAACCTGTTCCAGCGTAGCAGATGGCGTTAATACATAAGCAATACTTGTAGCAGTGGTGTCTGTATACGACCATTTACCCAAATCAATGGAATATATAAGCAGATTCTTGCCGCCAAACGTATTATTAAATTTCCAAATAACTAGCTTTCGTACTGGATCAACCGTTGTACTCATTCCAGTAAAGATTTCATTAGGAATTGCGTTATCAAAGAACCAACGGTTTACTTTTTCTACGCCGATAGCTTTGGCTGTCTGACCATCACAAGCGTAAAAACCATCGTCAGCTAAGAAATATGTCAGGCCACCGTACTGAGCAATAGAGCCATTAGAGATACATCCTAATGACCTAGAAATAGCATCAAACTGGAAAAAAAGCGGGGAGCCTGTATAGCTCATTCGATATATGGCGCGTTCTAAAAATATCAGTCCATATTCCCCACCCGCTAAACCTGTAATATCGCCACCGTCAGGCAATATCTGAGAGTCTGACTGAGATGCAGCACCGGGAGTCCAGTCTGTCTCATCGTTAATATCAGACCAGTAAACCTTGTTAGCGTCTGACCCGTCGTTAGCAGCAACCACAAAGTCACGAACTACCGTTACATACTTAGCCGTAGGAGCAGCAGCAGCCAAGTCCGTTACATAAGTAGAAACACCTAATTCATAGGATTGCAGCTTATCCTGACCATTAGCCAGAATCATCTTGCTGCCGAACTGGGTTACATCCCAACCCTCAACCGATGTATATCCGCTAGTCGTCAAAGCATCCAAGCTAGCGTCAGTAGAGTCAAACTTATAGATCTGAGTAGCACCAGCAGCAAATAGGTTCGTAGCGCCGCCAAACTTACCAGCAAAGGTAATTAGCAAGTTCTGAGCCGCTGCATCTGAATAATCAGCCTCACTAGGAAATGCCGCATAACCGTTAGCAACTGGATAACAGTTCTTTGCGTCTGTTACCGCACCTGTTACACCCGGCTGATCTGGGAGCCACTCACCAAACGCTATTTTCTGCATTACTGCCTCGACCAAGTATTAGAACCAGCATTCTGCTGTGTCCATGTGTTAGAGCTACCAGCAACCGGAGTCCATGTGTTTGAGCCAACTACTACCGCAGTCCACAAATCACTACTCGTTGTAACGTTAGACCAGCTATCCGCCTGAGGAACCACATCTGACCATTCCTCACCAATAATCTGACCTGTTGCAGCACATACCGTTACGGCTTGAATAGAGCCATTTCCAGCCCATATCGCATTAGGGTAGGCAGATACACTAGCCAGTGCGTTAATCGCTGCAAAACCCTCGTAAACAACGCCACCGATGGCTGTGACAGTGGCTACTCCAGTAACGCTAGCAGAAGCATCTCTAACCCTGCTTGCTGATGCTGTTAATGTTGCTAATCCAGTAACTACTGCATTGCCGAACTGTATTGTTGTGCCGCTAGCTGTAACTGTTGCTAATGCACTAACACTGCCTGTTGCGAATTGTACTCTTGAACCAAATGCGGAAACAGTGGCTACTGCCGTTACCGAAGCGCTCCCAAACTCAAGGATTGCATCGCCTTCAGCATAGCCATAATCCCAATAGTCATAGAGTACGTATTGAAGGCTCATTATTCCCACATGATATTGATTATTCCTGCATCAAAGGTATCTGTACCGTTGACTGTGGTGATACGGACTATATCTAAAGCACCACCAAGTGTTACTGATCCAGCAATAGAATTTACGCTTGGAAGCGACGTACCTATAGTTCCGTTTGCGATCCAAGCATTACTGCCCAAGAGGGTAAACACAATACTTCCGTAGCCAGCAGTTGCAGCACTCAATCCACCATACATATCAAAACCTGCGGTAAAAGACTGAGTTGGTGGTGCGCCGATGTATGACATTATTGCTCCTGCGGAACTTCTTCAACTACTGTCTGGGCGGCAGCCGCCGCAGCAGCCAATTCATCTTTCTTTGCTTGCCACACATCTAACACAGGTTGAAACGCATCAAAAGATGTAATTTCTTCATTAGCGGTCATTTTTTTAGTTACTGGGTCTTTACGCTCAATCTCGCCATGTGTGTCGTACCACTGCACCGCGTGAATACCCGCATCCATAAATGACAAATCAAGACCATCGTAGCCTTCACCATCAACAGAAACAAACCCGTCATCTGGGATAATCGTAACCCTCATGCCAAACTCCTAATATTCGCCGTCTGCAACAACACTTGTGTGCTTGTCTCGTTAGCTTTTACCATCTCATTACGAAATGACTCTACTGCTGCGCCTGTCTGTCTTTGTTGTTGGCTATTTTCAATCATAAGCATTGGCATCCATGCAATAGCACACGCCCACTCATCAACTTCTTTGCCGCTATTCGGGTTCGTACCACGAACTTGCGTAAACCACGCGCAGTCAAGTTGACGGCAAGGCTCAAAAGAATGAAGCGGGCAACCATTTTTAGGTTTGAGTTCCATCAGTCTTTACTCGCAATAATTAAGTCAACGTACTGAACAGCAAGTGTAAGCGAGTGTGTATGAGAGCCACCACCACCCTCAGTATTTGTGCTCGGCGTAAAGTTTGAAGCGTTATTTCTAACGGCTCCGGGGCGTGGAGTCTGGCCTGTATTATCCGCATTGTTTGCGCTAAGTGAATGGCTGTGGCTAGGTATTTGCGCTGTAGTTAGTGTGGTAGCACCAGTGCTACCGTTTGCAAACGCGGTAGTAAACGCAACAGAACCACCAGAGCTTGCTGAACCAGACACAACACGCAATGCTTTATTGTCATGCGTCGTTTGTTTTGTCCACCCAGTAGGTGCAGCAGTTTGCTGGAATAGCATTAAGGTGCCCGACGTAAAGCCCCCGCCAGCAGCTTGCCAAGCCAATCCAGTCGCCGTTGCAGAGTTTGCGGTTAAAACTTGACCATCCGAACCTACAGCAATTCGCACATTATCTGTGCCATTAAAAGCAATAAGATCGCCTTTAGTTGTTGTCGGCGCAAGATTGTCAAAAGCGGTTGTTGCGCTTGACGCACCAGTTCCGCCATCTGCTATTGCAAGATCAGTTATTCCAGAGATTGACCCACCAGTAATAGCAACATTGTTTGCATTTTGTGTGGCAATCGTGCCAAGCCCAAGATTTGTTCTTGCATCATTTTGATTTGATGCGCCGGTACCACCATCAGCAACCGCTAAATCCGTAATCCCTGTAATAGAACCACCAGAGATAGTCGCACTTAGTATTATAAGACTGCCAACAGTGTTCCCTGATTGTATCTTGTCTGTATTTAAATTGACAAAGTTTGCATCTACCTCGTTATGAGTAAGCGCACTACCTTTGCCAGCCCGTGTAACGATAGTAGACATTTATCTTCCTTAGCTCAGGTTCACAGACAAAGAACCGATTGCAATCTTAAAGATATCACCAGTATCAATCGTCTTGGACACATCCAAAGCAGTGTGATACAGCAGATTACCGCTAGTAGAAGCGTCCAGAATACCGATATAGGCTACGGTTCCCCATGATCCTGTGGCTTGTGGGAACTCAACCGCAGCACTATTGGTACTAGTGCCATTGCTGGGCGCACCAAAAGTAACAGCAGTACGAGCATAAGAACCGCCTGAAACTTCTGTACCAGTATTAGCATCGGTAGGATCGCTTGTATAAAGGCCAACATAAACGGTTGTAGGGCTTGTGTAGCTGGTATTGCGGAGAGTAGCGTTAATCAGCGCATTCTCAAGATAGTTTGACATCTCTGCCATGATTTACCTCACGTTATAAGACATTGACATAGGCTGACCACTGTACTCACTTGACTGGTCAGATGTATTGATCGCAGTGATCGCACGTTCATACAGAGCAGCCCAAGTCTGAACCCTTGCATCATTCATCAGATACGGTTCTGCCTCAGCTAAAGACGCATATAGCAGCGCATCAGGGTAATTTGCAAGGAATACGTTAGAAGCAGTGCTGTCACTCAATACGGTAGGCTTACCGTAGTACAGCATTTGCAGTGTGTATGATGTGTCTGGAATAGGGGCTAACTGCATCTCAGAGCCCAAAACCGTGTAATCCACTGGTCTGCCACTCTCAGTCGTTCTAGCGGTCTCGTAGAAGCTGTTAGGAGCCTTGTACCGCAGCGTAAATACTGGAGTCGTATTGAGATGAATATCACGCATCTCTAGGAAGTCTGTCGGTAGCCCAACAGTTGAATCACCGCCAGTCGTTGAGGCTGTAGCTACAACTAGCATCTGACGGGTTCTAATATCTCGCTGTAACCGTGTCTCAGCTAGTCGGATAAAGTCAGGGATAACCGACGTTAGATCGCTACGAGCAAGGTAATTTGCTATCGTAGTCTTTAGTTCCGAGTAGCTAGTAAACGCCATGTTATTCCTCTAATTGCTCAAAATCTTTCCAGCCATACTCGTAAGTGCCAATGTGCCGGATGTGCATCGATAACTCGTGGTCTACATACGTCTGGAAGCCTTCAGAACCGGCTTTAACGCAGAAATAGACATCCTCACCACATACACCACTACTGCCCCAGCCAGCATCAAACCAAGGCCTTCCCGTCTTCTCAAACACCTCTTTGCGGATCATCACAGCACCAAAACCAATTGCTGTCACTTCCTCAATCCCTTGCTTGCCACGAGAGTCTATGTTCTCCCACTTATGCACCAAGGTTTCGCCATCCATGTACTTCGTCATCAACTTAGCCGTAGGTGTTACCGGCTTGCGTCTTGTCGTAGCATTCACCCCAACAATCGGCACGTTACGACTTAGCAGAATTGTAATTATGTCAGGCGGGAATCTCATGTCACTGTCGATAAACAGGACAGCATCACAGCCTTCCTTTAACGCAACTTCTGCCAACTTCTCACGCTGGTCAAAGATCAAGGTTCCCGGCATTGTGTAAAGGCTTAGTCCACCTTTACCGTCCTTGCATCTAACGGAAGCATCGTGTGCTGCCATCTTTGCAAAGTCGAAAGCAAAACCTGTATGAACCTCATCCCGGCATGGGACACAAACACCAACTCTCATATTGTTCCTCGATACGTTTTCAGTGCATTACCAAGTTCTGTGCCATTAAGAAACTGCGCGAATCGCTCTTGATCTACTACAGCGAATCCTCGCATTATTCCCTTCTGGTTCAAGTCATCAATTACAGTGTAAGGAATCCTAGCAACGTGATGCAATTCGTTAAGATGCCCTGTCCTCTGCTTATCAAACTCCCTTTGAATCTTGTTAGCTTCAAGGATGTCTGTAATGTCTTGCTTGGTTTCGATGATTATGCCGCCATCACCGTCTGCGTGTACTGTCTGAGTCCGTATCGGAGTACTCATAAATTCCTTAGTTGTAGGTAGCCCCCACCGTTAGGCAGGGGCTATTTGCTACTTAATTACAGAGACATATCCAAGTCAGCGATGATGCCGTGAGCAGCCTCATTCTTGACTTCCAGAGTAACTTCAGCCAGAAGCTGAGTATTCTCGCTGTCGCCAGTCTTAGCCAGATCATTAGTCTGGAAAGGACGCAGATATGCCAGAGCAGCGTACTCAGGATCCAGCACCAGAGCATCACGGCTACGCATGAAGCGGTTAGGAACAACCGACATCGTG